TGCTTCAAATATGACTACAGCTGTCTTTAGGATTGCTAATAATGGAGACGTACTTATAACAGGTGCTGGCGTTTATAAAAGAAATAATAGAGATGTTATTTGGGATACTAGCAACTACGTTTTAACTGCTAGCAATAACTTAATCAATAAGATCAAAGAAAACGACAATAACTCGAGTAATTATATTTTAACTGCTAGTAATAACTTAATCAATAAGATCAAAGAGAACGACAATAACTCGAGTAACTACATTTTAACTGCTAGTAATAATCTAATCAAGAAGATCAAAGAGAATGACAATAACTCTAGCAACTACGTTTTAACTGCTAGCAATAACTTAATCAATAAGATCAAAGAGAATGACGATAATACATCTATAAAGATATCTTTGCTATGCAATACATTACTTGCTGTAGCAACAATAAATGACAATAACTCTAGCAACTATATTTTAACTGCTAGCAATAATCTAATCAACAAGATCAAAGAGAATGATAATATATCTAGTAATTATATTTTAACGACAAGCAACATTATTTCCAAAAGAATCACTGATTTAATGACGGATATGATCACTGAAAATGGCAATGCGAAGAATAAGTTTATAGTGAATAATAGGTATAATAATAACTTAGAAGTGAATGGTAGTTTAACGATCAACTCTAATTTAATTGTTCTAGGTGATACAACGCGACTAGACACAGTAGTATATACAACCGAGCGTTTGGAAGTTATAAATACGAATAACACCGCGTCTGCGTTAATGATTCAGCAGAATACAGCGGGTCGGGATATTTTTGTTGCGTCCAATATAAATACAGCGGTCTTTCGGATTGCGAATAATGGCGATGTGAATATTAACGGCGCTGGCGTTTATAAAAAGAATGACCGCGATGTTATATGGGATACAAGCAATTATGTTGCGACAATTAATGAAACTTTAATTGGTAATATAAAAAACACGAGTAATGATCTGATTGACTACATAATACTCACAAATTCAAACTTAGTAAATGTAAATGAAGCAATCAATATAAATGATCTTAACACAAGTAATTATGTGGAGACGACAAGCAATATCATATCACAGCGTATCAACAATACGACTACGGACGATATACGAGAGGGAGCAAATAATAGATTTATAATTCAAAATAAATATAATAGTAATCTTGAAATTCAAGGAAACCTCGTTGTCAATTCAAATCTTGTTGTGAATAGTTTGGCATCGCTACGTAATAATGTAAACATTCGAGGGGATATTAATTTCACAGGCGAACTATATAAAAATGGTATGCTCTATCCGAATGGCAAAACATACACAGGTAGTTCGTCTATCTTATCGCAATTCAGTCCGATTCAAATGCGATTCACCATGTATAAAAATGCGGTTGAGAAAACTGGGAGCGGGTGGCAGTTTATAGATAATAATATCAATGTCGTTGATGATAAGGTTCAAGGTTTCTGTGCCCGCATTAAAGTGAATCATTATTCGTCAAAAGTATTGATCAATTTAAATTGCCATATAGGTATTGACTATGGTACAGATGCGAGATGGTGGGGGTTGCGATTGTATCGTAAGATCGGCGAAGCGGGAGAGTGGGTTCATCTAACCGATGCTGACGGTGCTGATGGTAACGATGGGACGACGTGTTGGATATCGCACAATCTCGGAGCGGAATCGAGTACCTATTCGTATTTTATTGCGAATGTGTGCGGTGCATACTATGATATTCCTGGAATATCAAAGGAATATATTTATTATACTGTGAAATGGTGTTCGCTTCTTGGTGACAATTCGCAAGACGGCAAGTTATATCTGAATAGACCGGCGGTAATGAACGCCTTAAATGCTCCGATTGTTTCGTCTTCTTGGAATATTAGTGAAATATGGCAACTGGAAACATCGTATTTTCCGAAAGGCGGTATCGTTACCAAATATACACCTACACAAACACAATTCAATATTTATAAAAATGTGGTAGAAAAAGTGAGCGGTGGCTGGCAATTTATAGACAGTAATACATCGGTTATAAACAATACGATTCAGGGTTTCTGTGTTCGCATAATGCCAAACCATTATTCGTCAAAAGTATTGATCAATTTAAATTGCCATATAGGTATTGACTATGGGACGGACGCGAGATGGTGGGGGTTGCGATTGTATCGTCGAATTGGCGAAACGGGCGATTGGGTTCATTTAACCGATGCGGATGGTATTAATAATTATGACAACGGGACGCCTTGCTGGATCTCGCACAATCTTGGAGCGGAATCAAGCACCTACTCGTATTTTATTGCGAATGTGAGCGGTGCCTATTATGATCTCCCGAACACGATGGATACCTACGTCTATTATACTGTGAAGTGGTGTTCGCATTTAGGAGATATTGCGCAAAACGGCAAGTTATATTTAAATCGCCCGGCGACCTATAGCGCAAACAGTGCTGTTTTGTCGTCGTCGTGGAATGCTCAAGAGATTTGGCAACGCGAAACCACGTTTATCCCTAAAAATGCGGTAATTTGCCAGAATATGTCTATACAGACGCTATTTAATATCTATCGTAATATTGTGATTAAAAACGGTAATGGGTGGCAGTTTATAGATAATAACATAAACATTATAAATGAAAAGATTCAAGGTTTCTGTGTTCGCATTAAACCCACGCATCCTTCGTCGAAAGTCTTAGTTCATATATCGTGTCATATAGGTATTGACTATGGGACGGATGCGAGATGGTGGGGACTGCGATTGTATCGCAAGATCGGCGAAGAGGGTACGTGGGAACATATAACAGACGCGGATGGCAATAATTTAATTGACAACCAAGGGACTTCGTGTTGGCTTTCGCACAACTTGGGAGCCGAATCCAGTACATCCTCATATTTTGTGGCGAATATATCGGGTTCGTTCTTTGACCTGCCAGGGACGGATAGTGATTACGTGTATTATACTGCGAAATGGTGCTCGATATTAGGTGATAATTCGTTGGAAGGTAAGATTTACTTAAATCGCCCTGCGACCTATAACGAAAACAATAGCGCGGTTCTATCGTCTTCGTGGAATGCGCAAGAAATATGGCAACTAGGGACACCCTATGAACCTGCGGAGTATTCGATCATTAACATATTCAATAATAATAATGTAGGAATAGGCACTACAAACCCTGTATGTAAATTGGATGTTGACGGGACAATTAACGCAACCAACTATTCGTCCATCAGTGATCGGCGATATAAAAAGGATATAAGGAGTGTGGATAGTTCGCTTGCTTTGATTAATAGATTAACACCTGTATCGTATTTGACGATTGCACAGAATGAAGGAGATAGAAGGAATTACGGGTTTATTGCTCAAGATTTACACCAACATATTCCAGAGGCGGTGAATGTCCCAGTCCAGGAAAATCATAATTATACGATTGAATATATGTCACTCATCCCACTTTTAACAAAGTCAGTTCAAGAGTTGTCTGACAAAATAAACGATCAACAGAAAACGATTGACGATTTGATGGCGCGACTGAAGGATCGCGAATAAACGGTGCGTCCCTTTACTTTCTTTCACAATCCCTTATATACTTTTTTTATTTATTATATTGATTTATAATATAATGAGCCTAAAAAACGAAGATATCAAGATATCTCCAAATTTGCCTTACAAGATTGAAAAGTTGCTATCCAAGACGGAGGCACTCGTGCTTTTATGTAGTAAGGCGAGCGGTTATTGGTCGATGATAAAGTTCGCGTTCAATATTCCTCTTGTTTTGACGTCAAGTGCTATGTGTATCATTAATAGTATAAGCGAGGATGCGAATGAAGTCAAGATACCAAATATCGTAGTGAACGCGATTAGTGTTTTAATTATTTCTCTTAATAATTCTATAAAAGCAAGTGAAAAATGCGATTTATTCCGTCGATTAGGACAGCAATTCCTATTATTAGCAGGACAGATTGAGAACGACGATGAAATCACTGACAACGAGTTCAATTTATTAGCATTAAAATACGAGAACCTCGTAAATGATATTTTGTTTGAAGAAATACCGAACCGATTCAAAATGCAAGTGATCGAAAGTTTTAAAGATCGGCACCTGCCTCTACAACTAAACGGATGCAGTGGTAATAATAAAAATTATGTATCGCCGAATCATACGAGTTCCAACTCCGCGGAAATTGTGATACGTCAACAAAACGCGATGAATTCGGCATAATCATCTAATCCATATTTTCGTCCACATCGTCATATATATTATAATTATCATTGTCTTTACTATTATAATCCTTGTCCTTCTCTTCGCCTTTATATGCGTCGTTAATGTCACCTTCCGCATCTACGTCATCTGCTTTAGCATTCGCTTCGCCATCACCGTCACCGTCACCGTCTATACCATCAACATCAACATCTTTATTCACTATCATTATGCCAGCAACTTTCATTTGTCTACGGATCTCATTTTCTTCAATATCTAGGTCTTGATTCGCCTTTAATTTTTTGTTTTTGTATTCTTCGCGTTTTTCATTGATAAAAACAGCGATCTCTTCGTTGGTTAAGAATTTGCTGTATTTCCCTCCTACATAACTTTTTAAATATTCATAGAGTTTCTCAGCATTCTCGCGAATAAATTCTTTCGGAATATTTTCAACCCCCGACAAATCCGGGGTGTGTAGCGAATTACTTATTACCACAATATTAATTATATTTACTACATCCGCTTCTTCCGCATTATAATTTTTATTTAAATGATAGAGATGATTGATCATCTTCTTTATTTGTTTCACAGAATTCATAACCATACCTTTTAATACATCATTCTCTTTGTATTTCGACGACGAATGGACGTTCATATATAATATCCTGCTAATATTAAGCAAAACCTCCGTGTAATTAATATGTCCACAATTTATAAAATCTAGACTTATGTTATTTTTAACATTTTTGAGTTTTTTGATATTATCGGTGATATGCGATTTAGTACTGTCCATATCGTAATTTATTAAATGGTCTATTAAATTGTCAGGCAATAACTCGCTTTTACCGCGCATACTTTCTAACCACTCATCCACGTTATAATTTTTAAAGTTATACACAAAAGCCTCCTTATTTATATACTTGACATGTTTATTTTTCTCCTTTACCTCTTTCATAAATATATCGTCGCTACCGTAGCCGTCGCTATCCACTCCTTCGTCTTCCCTTTCAATTTCATTGTCGTCTTTCTTGTTTTTCTTATCTTTCTTATCTTTCTTCTTGCGTTCCTTAGGTGGCGTAAATCTCATATCCCGAACATTGCTTATTAAACGGACTTTTGAATAATGCTCTTTTAATTTAATGACATCGTCATTTAAATCAATAATATCATTGAAGTTACTGTCTAACTTACGTAGACAACATCCTTGTATATACTTGTGTATTTTCTCAAATTTTGAATTACTATTGGGCGTATATAGTAGTTTATCAATATAAAACCGTTCATCATCCGTATATTTATTCCGGTCTATCGCGCATTTATTCTTGCCCTCCTCCTTCTTGCTCAGGAGTTCTCTCAATACCTCAGCATCCCTGTCTTTATGCTCAGTCTCCACAATAGATAAAAGGTTCTTTCGCAAATCTTTAATATTTATAATATAATCATTATTATCCGTGTATATAAAGAAGTCGCTTATGATCTCTATAATGTAATAGAGGAGTCCACGTGTATTCAGTTTATCGAGATGATTCGGGTTTAAATCATTCCTATTTAGTGCTACCTGTCCTTTCAATATTTTATCTTGGGTATCCACAATCCAGAAGCAAATCGCATTACAAAAGATTATATTCGTCGTCTCTATAAACTCGTCATTGACCTTTTTAATGATTCCTGCGCGATTCTTATCCGCATTCTTAGCGTTAGTGTACAAGATATGCAACGGTGTCAATTGGGCATATTTCTTTGCGTTATTTTGAGCATCCTCTATATTGTTCTTTTCAAACACATTCACGTATTTTTCATATCGCGTGGATACGCTACGATATTTCTTAAATAAATACGCTGATATATCGTCATAATCAATTTCGATGTTCGCGACATCATTGATTTTCTTCACCAATTCTAGAATAATTCTCAACATCTCAATAAACCCTTTTTCATTTTTAAAATGAATATTTGCGATATATCGATTTAATTCATAGTTATTCGCAATACCTCCAGCACCTCCAGCACCTCCAGCACCTCCAGCACCTCCAGCACCTCCAGCACCTCCTCCATCATCATTCGCAAATCCCTTATTTTCGTCATCAATAATGTCATCGTCGTCCCGAACCCCTTCGTAATTATCTATGTCGTTCGCATCACATATCGCTTTGTTTTCTCGCTTGGATAGAACATACTTCTTCCCGTCCTTGTCGTAATCGAATATATGCTCTCGCGAATGTATAAAGGTCTTCTTGACTTTGTCGCAATCCTCTTTAATACTCTCTATATTTTCTCTGGCATCTAAGATATCATTGATCGTATTCAGCGTATGATCTATATTGATCGTCTTTATGGATAACTTGAGGTCTGAAATAACCTCCTCTATAGAGACCGTGTTATCGTTAATTTGCTTTATAATACTGTAGATGTTATAATGTCCTAAAGGTATCACGTCGGTTTGTATGATATCACTCTTGTATTTGACGATGAGGTCTTTTGTTTTTTCCAGGAACGAATGGACATCTGCGGATATCTGGATGACTTTTAGGGTCTTGTCAATGTTGTCAAAAAAAGTAAGCTTCTTATTGACTAATAGCGGGCGTTTAATTTTAAATACACGATGTATATTCTTGCGCTCTTTTTCTTTCTTTATGATCGTATCCATAAGGTCGGTTAAGAGTCCCAAGTCTTTCTCGGTAATAAAATCAAGAGAATAATCATATTTTTTAAAGATATTATTGATATTACCATAATCCAAATAAAAACTGTCTTTATTACTATTTATTTCGCTCATAATCATCTCAATATCAGGGCGCGTATCCTTTATCAATTCATAAATTCCCTTGTAATTCGCTGAAGCACTGTAGTTCGTATTGACGCTATTTAACAAATGTGACGCTATCTTCGCATACATATAATCATTTGTGGTCGCAGTGGGCACCTTGTAATATGCCCCGACGATCGGGAGACTAATGTCATTCCCGTCATTAATATTATAAATGTTTTCAACCTTATCCACATTTCTACAATTGATAACAGGATAATCTTTGATGATTGGGTAATATTTAGGGAAATCAGGGTTAACGCTAGCACCCGCGTCTTCTATAAGAATCAAGTTTGTATCATGTGTCGGCTTTAAACGTATCTTGTCTGATTTATGATCATAGGAAACACAAAACTTCCGCTTTACAAACTCACTAAGTTCGCCTCGTCTGTCTTTGGTATCATATTTATATATGAAGTTGAGCACAGCATCAGGCGTGTCGTCTTCACCGTATTTTATGATTTCTCCTTCGGCAGCAAATACATAGTTGGCATAATCGTTTATTTTGCCATTCTTAGACTCGCGATGTACAAGTATATCATAGAATAAACTGCGTAATAGGTCGGATTTCTTTTTGTTTTTAAAAAAGGTATATAGGTTATTATATATTTCCTCTTTGTCCATCGCAATAAAAGAAGGGTTTAATTCGCTCATCTCTTCGAAACTAAGTATCTCGGTATATTCAATATCATCCAAGTCTTCGTCTAAATATTCTATATCCGTTGCCATTTGAACTTGTGTTTCTATTTATTAGAATGATATATATTATTATTTGACAAAAATAAAAAAGAATATGTAAGTGAAGCGACGCGAGTCGCAAAATTATTTAATCGCATCCAGTGCGAACTTCGTCCAATCGTTTTTCATTACGGAGAGTTCGCTTGCGATAATTGCGCAATTCTCTTCCAGGAAAGAAGCGAATGCTCTTGAACTATTTGGATCACTGAGACCCTCCAAAGAAATACGTAGGATCATTAGCGATTTTAGCGGATGCGGGCAAATATATCCAATATACGTACATGCGATATTATCTTTATACTTGTGATTCTCGCGAATAAAATGATTGTGAATATAGGATTGTATTATATTTCCCAGCGTATCGTCTTCGTCTTCGATAACAAACTCGAACGTCCCTTGAATATCCTGAAATTGTTGTATCTTCACTTTGTCGCTTGCTTCGCTATTCAGTTCTTTTCTAAGACCCTCCAATTTATGGATCATAATGTCCAACGATTTTGATACAAGATATTTTGGACCAATATTGCGATTGATGCTTTCAATATCAAACTTGAACCGCACAGGGTCACCATATTTATTTTTGTAATACGAGCGTTCCTTGTCTAACAGGTTTGTCTTTTTGTCCGCCTCCTTAGGGTCTTGGATATACGAAAAGTTAGACAGGGATACGGGGTTAAACGACGCATTATCGCGTCCCTTCCGCTTTACAATTCTCGCTTTGAAATGTAAATGTTCACCCGTTCTCAGTCGCGTAATAAGGATATGATCCTTTGATGTTTTGTTTGCGGGGAAAACGACATTCAACTCATCCTCGCTCAATGGCACAGAATTACGTGTTGCGACAATATCATTTGTGCGAACATCAATCGTCTTGTTCATAGTATTCTTGACATTCAACTCAATCTGGATACTATTATCTTCGTATCGCTCAATTTCATCTTCTGTAAGACAAATTGGAATAAGACCGATGCGGTGTATAATGATTTCATTGTGAAGGGCACCATTATTTATTATAATATCCACGCTAGGATCGTCGTTCTCTAATTTTTCACCGATAATTCCAGGGATTGGGATATCAGTCAAAATAATCCTACGAATTCCATTCACAACCGCGAGGTCCATCGCATTAATTTCGAACGAATGACAATCCGATCGTTCATCGTAGTTGTAATTTTGAAAAGTTGGCATAATCTCTTTTATTACTTATATTATATCTATCTTATATATCATTTTTTAATATATATTGTAAAAAATAAATCTATAACTTCTATCTTACATAAAGCGCATACGGCGAGCGGGGGAAGCGGAACGACGAACGGTACGCTTGGCTGCGGGACGCTTGGCTACGGGGCGCTTGGCTACGGGGCGCTTGTGGACGACTCTACGCGGGCTACGGCGGAAGGCACCGCCAGATAATATACTGGATATTGCGGAAGAGAGACCACTACCTTCGAAATCTTCTTGTTCATGTTCATCTTGTTCATAACCACCTTTCTTGATTTTCTTGATTTTATTGCCCTTGGCGACGGGCTTCTTCACCCTGCGCTTGGCACCACCCCGCTTGAGAGGTTCCATGTATTGTTCGGATGAGGTAGTACCAGTAGTACCACTAGTGGTACTAGTACCAGTAGTACCGGTACTGGTTTTTTCTTTTTCTTCTTCCTTTTTATCACTTGATGCGAAAGTTTCTAAACTCTCAAAGAATCCACCGAAAAGTCTTGCCATCTTCTTTGCTGATGGGCGCATGGCAACCGGGCGCTTGGCAACTGGGCGCATGGCAACCGGGCGCTTGGCAACTGGGCGCTTGGCAACTGGGCGCTTGGCAACTGGGCGCTTGGCGACAGAGCGCTTGGCGACAGAGCGCCCATATCTTCTAAAACCTCCATCCATATAATCTTGAAAATCTTCTTCAGTACCACTCATATATATTCTTTCTATATATACGCAGGATTTTTATTTTTATAAAAATATAAAAAATAATTATACAATAAATAATATAGACAAGGGCAAATAAACGCGCGAGCGAGCGATAAATTACGAAATTAAACTCGTCATTATTGCGAAACACATTGACGTTCGCGGCAACATCTCGTTAATAGGGTTAGTAGCGAAGAATTGAATCAGTGTTTTAATGTTATTGATATCGTTACATTGGCATATATAATGATATACGTTCGCCAGCGTAATCATTCTCGTTTTATACGTATTCACTTGAAGATTACGCAGTTGCGCAAGATGATACTGAATTACCGGCGGAAACTGTTTGTCCATATCCTTATTCATTTTATAGCGGTTATAGTTCGGGTAATACGTTGTCGTCGCCTTATAATAGGCATAAAGGCTGTCTTTGATTGTGGAGATAATGGTATGAACAAGATATGTCGGGTCTATTTTTTGTCCGTTATTATCTAACGGTAAATTGAGATATGGACTGTAATTCGCGATATAATCCTTAATCGTATATTCCGTCTTGTTCTTCATATATACCGACAGGATATTCATCCACACGTTAGGATGACACGGATCCGTCTCTTCGCGATAATTGATCGCGTCCGTTGAAATTTTATACAACTTCACTTTGTCCGCAATATTCTTTTTAACGATTAAACCATAACTATACGGGGAACTATTAATATGCGCGTAAGACTCCTGAATATTATTAAAGGGCAAAGGGTACTTCACGCCGATTTCCATAAGTGATGGGATAATAGACGACATAATATCGCTTTCAAGAAGCGAATTGCGATGTTTCGTATTCACATGAAACATCTCCATATAATTTTCACCGAGAAACCCCGAATAATCTATGATGTGCTTATTCTCGTGATGTACAATAATAAACTCATACGCCATATTCGGATCTAGGTGTTGTGTAAACAAACTCCTGAGTTTCGCGGAGAATTCTTCAGGGGTTAGCACAAACACTGCTTCTGTCGTAATATGTTGCTTGAAATATTTAAACAGAATCTCGTCCAACATATTACCGTGCGTTTTCGTTGGATGCGAGAATTTTGAACTATTCGCATCGGGACAACTTGAAGTCCCGAAATACCACTCGTCCTTGTGATGATATACGGTAATGATTGTTCCATCATACGCCTCATATACCTTATCTTCAGGCGAATAGTGCGAGTTGATGTAAGTATTATAATTAATCCGCTCCGGGATCGAGTTCGCATACGTGACGACTACATTATAATTACGCTCCAGGCTAAAATCCAATACGATACTCCTACACTGTTCATACAGTTCTTTAAAGTTATCTATGTTATTGCGAATATAGGAATTGTGAAGCAGGACGATATCGCTACGTCCCTTGAACTTCTTCACTTTAATAAGAGGCCAGACGTGATGCTTCTTCAAAAGCGTAATCAAACAGTTCGCATAACTGTTATTTTCGTTTCCTGCGTTCGCTTCGTATAGCTTGAATGTTTCGTCGATGAGAGAATTGAGCGTCGGAACCGGAGGAACGGTAACCGCAGTGACGGCAGTTCCGGCAGTGACGGCAGTTGGAAATGTAATCGGAGAGCAAGTGGAATTCATCGGGCGGGAGATACTTTTGATTGTATAGTTTATAACTATAGAATCGTTTATATCAATTTTTATGATTATTTATTATTTTTTGTAATATAAATCAAACATTTCTTGTCCAACTTGTTTATGAACTTCCTCGCTTGTTTCCTTTTTCCTTATGATCGTCTCGCGCTTAGACAAGAAATATTCAAAAAACGAATAGTCGAACCCCGCTTCTTTTGTTACCATATCAAACAACATCGGATATCTTTCTATGAAAAATTTAAACTTGTCATCTTCTGTTATATTATGAACAACCGACGCATGCGATAACTGTCCCGATGTCATACACTTATTATCGTGTATAATTTTCATAATATCTTGGACTAAGTCTGTGATCTGCTTATTATCCAACCCATCCTTGAGAAAGTCATGTGTATCATGTGTATCACATGTCTTTTCATCACCACGCGCCTTCTTGCTATTACCTCCGTCACCACTTCCTTTCGCTCTTTTTTTATGTGAACTCATAGTATTTATAGTATAGATTTCTTTATTATGTATTCTTTATGTAAATTTTAATTCCTTCTATTGTAATAGAATAATACGAAAAAATGAAAGGTGATTTAATGTATGCGGAACTGGATTACGCCCCTAATGTGAAAGCTCCTGAAGCATTAAAAAATGCCGGGTTATATACTGGCGACGTGTTATTTGATAAGAAACCGTGGGGTAATAACTATGTGATACCACGCACTGAACCCGATGCTGTAGCCTATAGTTCTCATTTTTACGCAAGTCATCATATCCCGTCTTATAATAGACCGGGGAATAACACTATAGAGAGTAGTGAATATAAAAAATATAATATACAAGATAACGGTGCTAATAATATCTATAACTTCTCTTGTCATACGAACCCCTTATGATACCACAAGAGAAGCTAGAGCGATCGCATCTATCGCATCCCGTGCTTCTGTGAGAGCGATTGTCGTATTTGGCGACGGTTTCTTGATTGTGTCTTTGTGTTTTACTAAAAAGTCGCAGATATATTTGTAGGTTTCGTCCACTTGTTCAAATGTAATTCCCCCGGTGATTAATACGCTACCGCTTTCAAATAGTGCTCCTGTAACCTTTTTACATTCGCCGATATTTTGACCCATTCCTTTCCCATAGCAATACTTAGGACACGAACAGATACCATTCTTATTTTTATTGTGAATATTCCAGAAATATTCCAACTTGACCCCTTGATATATGCCAGGTTGAAAACTACACTTATTGTTGTATTCGTCGTTAATAAACAGTTTGTGTATTTCCTTTCTGCGAATCTCAAAACCCTTTTGAAACTCTGGATCACAATACACCTTAAAGTCGGTATTTATCATCCGTATCTTAAAGTTTTGATATTTTAAATCTAATTTATACTCTTGTTCAGTTTCCGCATTTACATTTACAATAATATTCTTGTCAATCGTATTATAAATTTCCGTAATGTCATTGATGAGATGATTGACAATATGCTCCGTATCCTTGACATCTTTGATACCTGTAAGTTGTATATTTCCATTCTTAAATATCTTCACATTCGGTATATATTTGTCATTAAACTTGTAGATCACCGTAACCTGATTATCGAATCGATTCTTTTTCATCGTGTTTTTCTTGCTCTTCCTACGCTTCTTAGGATAGACCCCTTTTGAAGCATCCACACCATTTTTCATACATTGAACCCATACGACCCCCTTTTCACATCCCGCGACAACATTCTCAATGACTTTGATATTGTCAAACAATATGCCCAGATTTATATTTATGTTATTACCGATGTTCGCGTTGCAAGTTATCGTCGAGATTCTATACGGAGAAAAGAAAATTCCAGACATTATGTGCTTATATATAAGAACATAATTCCTTATATCAATTTTTATTTTGAAACGATTAAACTCAATTTATTATCAATTGTGTTTGCGTTTGCTACGTTCTTGCCTTTTTTAATCACCAGACCCTGGTTCTGGTTGTCTAATTTGATGTGCATATTATCCGTGATATTCTTTAAATATGAGGTATTCACTACTTCATAACTGAAATTCGTAGAAATCATTGGAGGGAGATTTAAAATATAGGTCTTATCATTTGTATTATGTCCTGTGCGAAACTCTTCAATCGTCATTGGTCCGTTAAATATTTTTAGTAAAAACCTAGAAGGTGCCGGGCGAATTGGATGCGTGAATCCGTAGTGTTTGCTAAGCATCTGTATTAAACTATTGATTTCCCACACCTTGTCGCTCCCACAATGCGACGAGAAGTTGTAGGCGTTCGCGCATTCTAGCGAGCAAAAGTTTCCAAACAACACGTATGTATCCGTCTTAATATTATATTTATAAGGCATCCCAAATGTCCGGTTGTCTATCGGGTGGCAACACCAATAGCAGTTATTATTTGAATTCAATATTTCTTCGTTATGCGATACCTTTAACGAATACTCACTATTCGTATTATCAAATATGATATTGTCCTGAATTGTACTATACGTATTGCTTTCGTTTATATAGAAGCAATTTGGTTCATACGGTTCGGGAAACTCCGTAGTCGCATTGTTTTCCGTTATGTTTAACTTGTTTATCTGTGCGGACGACAAAGGCAACTGTAAAATGATATCGTCGTTATCCACTACCGAAATATCCTTGATTATTGTATTCATTAGATTTTTTTTCTTCTTCATATCGCTTACAGTATCATCGGCATTTTTTGCTTTTCTAGGCATTTATAATGAAATTATAAGCGATGTCTTATAGTATGTATATAAGCGTTTATTATTTATATCATTGTGCATCAAAATAATCCTTGAAGTATGTTATGTTTTGAATTAGTGCTGCGTTCGCCGCGGTCGCGTCATTCATTGCGTTCGCGATCGGTGATGTTTTTTTATCAACGGGTGTATCGAACTGAACGTCGCTTTTCGCAGATATACACTTCATTTTAATCTCTCTGATCTCATTATTCAGAGTGTTTATCGTATCGATTAAATATTTGATGATGTATCCTGATAATAAGATTAATATTAATACTAATAAATCCATTGTATTTGCTTCGCTCTCTTTCTTTTTATTAAAGAAGGATATAAAAAATACGATTCCATCTACGACTATCTACGACTATCTACGACTATCTACGACTATCTACCTCGACCATATAAAATTACACGTTCCATTAATCACCGAGAAGACGTTGATGACACGTGTATATACGACGACTTCCAATTTAACCTCATTCTCAGCTATATAGGGTATCGATTTTCGTCGCATTAAATCAAATAGATACGTGAACTCGTTCTTCATGGTTATATCTTTGCGACTGTCGTTATTCCCTCGATTATTAATATTTAAATATAGCGACGTCGTCGTCATCTGGTTATTAAAAGAGCCCGCGCTAATTATTTTCTCCGGAAAAAGCGAAAATGAATAACAATAGATTCCAGTGCGCGGAATGTTCGTATGATACTGATAAGGTTGGATATTATTATAATAATACGCTTTTTGGTCTTCGCGAATGATGGTATCCGCCCATTTAATTTGCGCGGATTCTAATAATCCCATTGTCTCGTTGTATTGATGCGAAGCGGTATAGTTGTCGTGTATATTAAATTTATCGGGTATATCGGTACGGCGCAATACCCAAATGATCTCTTTAATATGATTGTAAGAACTTGTCAACGTATAGTTATCGCCATAACTGGTGATATTCAGCGCGGGGTATGTTTGTCTCTTCACGTAATCCACAACATATTTGACAATACCCTCGGTTCGTAATGAACTTTGTCTATAGGTGCTGTCCAAAAATATATAATTAATATCTAGAAAACACTGAATATAACTATCGCTCCTTATAAACGAATTGATATTTATCGTGCTCTTGTAAATAATGTTGTAAAATTTAGGCGACATATAGAGTTTCAGTTTATCACACCATACCTGATAAAGTTTCTCAATGTCATTGACATTGATATCCACTTTTATTTCTTGATTCTGTATTTTGTATAATGGCAACGCCAGCGAAGGATTTCGTGTAAACCAAAAGTTCAATGGAACCTGAATAATACGCCCTTTTATGGATGGGTTATGGTTATAGGTGTCCGTTTTGTCTGCCGACGGATATACCTTGTTATATACGATATTGTTTTTAATCACATACCTCGTGCTTTTATTATTCGGGTTTATGTATTCCGGGATGTTCCCAATCAACTTGTTATATTCCAGATCGTCCTTGTTTGTTAGTTCGTTCCATATGTTCATCCATTCGCCATAGATTTCGTCAATTATACTTCCTTCAACCCTGATCGTCGCGCTTTTAATAAAGTTGTGTCCTACATTATTTACCCAGCGAAAACGATGCACTTCCGTCGAATAGATGTCAGGGAGATTAAACGACAAATACATATTGCTTAGTAAATCGCCATATCGCTTGATTGAAAATGTAATCAATGTATTCTCTGTTGTAAAAGCAAGATTGATGGACGAATTAATATCAGGGATAAGATTTTTATTTTCCATAGAGAAATTGACGTGCTTATTATACACATATTTATAGTAATTGATACAAGGATTTAAATTAATATAAGAATCCATTTGTCCTTTTAAAACTAACTGCGTAATACCACCGCCCATAATTACTTATATTATATTGATACTTTAATATTATCTTATATATATGATTATTCGTAATTCCGTATAAAAGCCAATAGATTCTCATATGTCCTTGCTTGCTCAAATGACGCGACCATAGACGGAGTGCTTGTAGAATTATCTACCATAATAAATGTAGGAAAACCAGTAATTCCAAACTGATTCACGCGTTCAACATGTTCGCTACGATTGAATTTTATAAGCGATACTTTATTGAACGTTTGCGAATTTAAACGATCCCATATGCCCGATTCGTTAAATTCTACGCAATGTCCGCATGTATCCATATAATAATATTCAAAGCTATAGCGTTTCGTGGCGTTGAAAAAACTCTCTTGTATACGGTCCTTATGCGAGATTATGATTGCGAATACGAATACTGCTGAAATAATAATAATAGAGTATAGAGTTCCACAACTTGAACCCTTGCGGGCAAATGCTTTTACCATTCAATTCTAACATAATGATATATAATAATTTATTTATTAAATAATATCATTGATAAGATTGTATTTTTTTGTAATCGCATCCTTCACAGTGTCGTTGTCATTCGTAAAAGTTATATAAGTATAAAACCCCGTATGATTGTTCGCAAAAATAGCGTTTAAAAACTCGTCCATTCGCTCACTTTCTATTAAAATCACGCGGTAATCCAACGTATCATAATTAACGCCAAAGTTGGCATCGGATAATGAATTCACAACATATACGCTAAAATCCTTCTTTTCTAACAAACGTTTATATTCGCGAATGTCGCCATCGCATACAACGATCGTACGATAGATTAAATGGGATTTATACATATTATCTAGTTTCTCTACAAAATCCATTATGATATGTTATGATATGTTATGATATAGAATATACACCTATATTATATCATAGTATATAATTAATTTTTATATAAGATTATTGAATATATTTACTAGTATAATGGATGACAAAGTAATCAAAATACATTTATCTATTTTTCAAAATAGGTATGCTATAGAAGTTCCCGAAAATATACTAAAGAAGGCGGATGCCCTTAAAAAATCGTGCAATTGTTTTGAATCATTCTACGACCCTAAAATGATATGGGAGAAAAAGTTATACAATAAGAAGGAGAAACACCAATATCAACAGCATAACCAGCATAACCAGCATAACCAGCATAACCAGCAGTACAATCAACATCCGCAATACGCAAATAACGCGATATCGGGTGGTGTTAGTAATAAAGGACGGTTCCATATTATTATACCCGACTTTTCAGATACTTCGATCACGAAACGCGCGTTGATAGGGTATTTAAATAAGTTGACCTCTAAAAACAAAGAGATCATTTATGAAAAAATAAAGGATATGATTGACGCGAACCATACCGAAGAACTCTTTTTAATCATATGGTCATATATTAAAGTCACGGAGAGCGGTAGTTGCGATAACCTATATATTAAATTGTTAGATTACTTCGATATCGCATTTTTACAAGAGATGCTCGATAAGTTATGGAATAATTATATACAACAAAAAGAGTGGATACCGCCTAGATTTATCTTTGACAATAACTTACTATTGCTAAATAACGAATATGAGTTATATTGCGATTACGTGAAGTGGAAGAAAGGGATCCATAATATAAATATTATCTGGGTAAAATACAAGCGCCAAGAAATTCCGCGACTATTGAATGATATTTATGATTATCTTACTAAGGAATGTGTAGGTAATCCAGAAATACACAAGTATATTATCGATATATTTATGGAACAAATTTTAAAAATATTAAATCTTTATCCATATCCATCTATCGTAGAAAAAATAAGATCGCTTGATATTAAAACTTTTGATAGTTCAACAAAGTTTTTAATTTATACTATTATCGAAAATAAATAATTTCTATTATTATAGTATAGAGAAATTAATGAAGGAAACGGACAGCACCATATCTTATTACAGTAGTGTATTCATACATCTAATATTTGTATTGTTACTCGTAATCATCTGGAGTTATATATATAAGCTTGAGAACGTCGGTTGCGCCTGCTCCGATCATAGCAACAAAGAATTCATAAAGACTTTCACTTTCATCGCATTAGCATATTTCGCGATTACCGCATTTGTAGATGTGAAGGGCATCGCAAAAAATATGGGAACTGGAATCGTTCAATTACTCGCCTTCGGTACCTTCGTATTCTTCTTAACGTTCGTTGTATACATCTACTACGCATTTGATTATGTGCGCTATTTAATGAACGAGAAGTGCAAGTGTAGCGAGGATTTACGTCGTGATATTATCGCAATCGGCACAATGATATCTCTGTTCCTATTTATGATCCTACTTTTCACCATCATAATCATTCCTATATTGATAAGCACCCTAACCAATCTTTTCGCGAAGATCCAAGTATTCGAAAGCGAAGTTGAGGAAGTAATCAAGAACCCCGTAAAATCAATACGCAATAGTCCTGGACGTATCCTAAATTCAACCAAGGATATTGGTTCATTCGTCAAGAAAACCGCTTCTAAACTTGTAAAGGGCAAGAAGAGGCGCTAGGTGATATGACTTGTTGATTTATTAAATTCTTTTTGTTATAAATATAAAAAATATATAATACACAAGCTACGCACACACACACACTACTTGACTAGTTATATTTCGCTATCATCAATGAATATTTCTGGGAGGTAAGGTGCGAGTATTTCTTCTACAATTAGTTCGGGTTTAAATTCATCATAGGTCATAAAGATCTTCAACAGTTGCTCTGAAAATCCCGAAATCATCGCAGTTCCTTCGGTTTTACAATTCACCGGAAACGATTCCTTGTGACTGGAGTTGAGATTCCAGAAGATAAATTTAGGAGGTGTATAATCAGCCTCCTTAAACATCTTCACAATCGTTTTATACAATGTTTCAATACCATTGCTTTCTTTATTTTCATCAGTGGTCGCCTCGTCAAATTGCATATCCGTATAAATAAATAGTTTCTTTGGCATATCTTCGTCGTTGATCGCATGTTCCTTGCCATATTCAATGATCTTCTTGCAACATTTCACAAAATCCGTATTATAACCGAAATCAACATTAATCAGAGATTTAAAGCAGGTATAAAGCGATGGTTCTACCCCCTTCTCTGTATATTCTGCGTATAAATCGTCGGGAATAAGAGATACCAGCTCGGGATCCGCACTGAATGTAATAAACTTGTTTTTAAACATTCCTTTACAGCATTGCGACGTGATAATGCCAAGTGCGATTGCGACTTGTGCGGGAATACTACCATTGCTTGCTGAAAACATAGATCCGGACAAATCAATAATTGCCAGCGAATTCCCTAGAACGCCACCGCTACCGCTACTCTTTACATTCTCTACAATCGTCCTCCATTGCAACTCAATCGTTTCATTCTCCTCATATTCGTCTTGCGTATTGCGAAGATTAATATAATAATTAGCTAATTCGTGGGGAAGAATGCCCGTCACATTAATCTTCGCATCCCCGCTTCGTACACTCGCCAAGTAATCGCAATATCTATCGCTATCGTGGTTGCTAAACGCCTTGTGTAATCTTCGCGACGCAACTCCAGGGACACCTTCATAATTAATCTTGTCCCACTCATTATTACACATCAACGTCTCCACAATATTTATTTTATTCCTAAGAGGAACGAGGTATTCCTTTCTATACTTTTCCATCTTCTTTGAATCTTCCTTATCATAGAGGATTGAGGCAATCTTTTTCGCGAATTGCTTGCGACTGTCGTTCCTGTCATTTTCGCTCGGTGCCCACTTCGCACACAGAGATACGCTATTTACTTTCTTAGGATTTGCGTCTGTAGCGTCCACTTCGGCACTCTCGCGAATCTCCTGAATCTTCAATTCCGTAAGATCCTCGCGTAATTTTTCCGCAAACAATGTCAACTCATAATTTTTATTAATCATTCCATCTCCGCGATTCTCATAACAGATATAGAGCAGATCCTTCCAGCGCCCATATTTATTTACGTAGGTCAAGATATTATTCATATAGGTATAGGGTTTGTTTTCGCGCAACCATAGCATCGCCTGGTTTGACACAGTCTTTTCTTTTTTTCCCTTCAAACGATCGCGACCGTTGAAAATAACAGCGACTGTCTTCTGTGGGTTAATCTCCCAGCATTTTTCGATAAACTTATAGTTCTCTTCCTTTGTGAGCGTCCGCGTGTACATCATAAAGTAATCGACAATGTGGTTTCCACTCGTGTCGAGGGCGACGGCTCCGTTCTCGGTGCGGGTAAAAGTGGATGTCATTCTGGTTGTTGGTTGTTTCGTTCGTTTGTTCGTTGGTATTGTAGGTAGTACCCTTGATGTATCAATTTTTATATAAATATAGTAAAAATAATGAATGAATCACATTAGCTTCTTTCTCTTTAACTTCGTAATCAACTCTTTCTTCTTATAGACGACACGCTATTATATAACTATACTTTTTATTTTTTAAGTAAATTTCTAGCTTTAACAAGCTCTTTCATAACATTATCTTCAACTTCTTGTACAGTTTTTTCTATCATTCTTTGTTTGTCATTGATATTCATGTTTAGTAGTGTTTTTAGATAGGCTCTTGTAAGTATATTTTTTGCTTTAGCTTGTTCTTCCTTTATTATTAAAAATATTGTGTCTAGATTATCTAATATTTTTTTTTCTTCACTATTTGATCTTGTTTTTAATCTTGATATTGATTGTTTATCCTTTTTTATTTTAGTAAAATATGATTCGAAAGTTTTTACAATAGAATTTAAATCCTTAAGCTTTTCTTGCTGTTGCTCTACTACTACTAATTCTATAATTCTTTCTTGTATTAAATTCCATATTGAATGATGTTTATTACCTAATTGTTTTTTTTGATTACCAATAATAACCCTTATTTCATTAATAGTATCTATGTCTGTAATTGTTTCTAATATAATTTTTGCCTTTTCACGTTCGCTATTTACCTTTTTCCTATCTTCTTCAGAATAAAAATCTGATTTTATTGTGTCTATTAATTTATTAGCAATTAATTTTGGTTTATTAACTAATTCATCATATTTTAGAAGAATATTATAACGAGCATCATCATCTAATTTATCTAATCTTAATGGTGATACTGGTAATCGAGTAGGTAATCGAGTAGGTAATCCGGTAAGTGATAAATTTTTAATCCTAAGTAATTTTTCTAAAGCTTTTATTGTTACATATCTATTAGTTGGTACCGTTGTTGCCATTCCCTTCCTACTTATATATAAAGACGATAAATAATATGTCTCAAAAATATATATACTTATAATATAAATCACAAATGTTATATTTGCCTTGGAGGTTTCAAAAGTCGCGAGTTCTACATTGTAAATTAAACAAAGACAACGCGCAACTATCACCGCTTTCACGGATTCACAGCATTCGCGAGTGGGTAATCCATCAATGTCCATCGGTTTCTACATCTACCCACTGGTGGTTCAAAGATTTACCCCCCGACACCAAAGATCTATTTTACGATATCGCAAAGGACAAAAAAATAATAGGGATGTTCAATGAATATTTTGGAAAGGGTTATTATATTGACCTGCTCCACGATATGAACGAAGTCTATGTATCGCCTCCCTCAAATAATAATAAAGACTTTGTAAAGAATGCGTCAGACACTATATTTTATACGAGGCATATTGACGGACCATTCTTTTCTATACCCTTCGCTTCATGCTATCGGGTTATTGTAGGACTAGACGAAAACATGGATGTTATGACCAATTTTCACATGACCCCCGAATCCTATATCATAAAAACCGGTGATGTGGTAGGTTTTGATTTTCATCGCGAATGCCATTATATATCGCCGATCATTCGGGATGAGGACATGACGCAAACCACAAAATATCGCGTCATCCTTAAAATCCATTATTGCGTATATCCATATTGGGCGTGCGTTTTCGGGTTTATACTAAGCAAACTTTCAATTCTATATAATAAATTATTTAGAGACCTCTTCTTATTTACATTAAAACCGCAACATAAAAGCACAACCTGCTTGGCGAAACTGATGATCCTCTCTACTCAGGTATATCACGACATAGAGTTCTATATCGGTAATAACAATATTCAATATATATCTTTGTTGCTCTATATCGCATCCAAGACGGATTGGAACGTGTTCTTATTTGGTAGCTCGTTTGTTCATTATTTGCGCTGGATAGACACTGAGAAACACAACGGCGAAATCAATACTATATTTCGTCGCGACTACTTTTTTTATAAATTCCTTTATATGCTCAACTATTTTTATATGTATCTTTCGTATTACAGTGAAACTCCGGTATTCTATACGTTTGTGATGGTACCGCCATTATTTGCGTTGTATATCCGCAACTATACTGCGTTTATTCCAAAAGGTATCGAGATATACTTAATGTGTGCGATGCTAAATAACAATACTCTAAAACTCACGGAGTATATCTACCTATTGACCAACCTATATTTGAATTATTTTCAATTATGTAAAACAATTGATAT